AAGGGTCAAGAAGTAGGATTTAGAGTAGCAACATACTACGATATTCCGCTAATTCCTGTAAAGGACATGACAACTACCGGACTAGCATCATCTAAACTATCAGACCTACTATTCCTTGATACAGACCATCTATGGCTATCAGTTATGAAGCCAACTCAATACTTTGAAGATGGTATCGCTAATGGAAACCCATTCGGTGTAGGAACATTAGGTAACAGGGCTTTGTATAGAACAATCGGTGAAGTCGGTTGTTCTTTCTTCAAGGGTCAAGGAAAAATTACTAACATACAGTGAGGAAATAAGGAGAGGATAATATGGCATTTGCAACAGAAATACATTTAGAAATGAATTTAGAAGGAAACAGAAGAATTGTTTGTGGTCAAACCACTAGCGATTCAACAGACGGAAATATCGAAACAGGGCTTTCAAGCGTTGATTCTCTAGTATTTACTCATAAGGGTAGTGCAGAAGAAGCGGCTGCGGCAGTTATTAACGCTGATTTCCCACTTGCAAGCGGTGATGTAGCAATACATTGTGTTAGCGGTGATGTAGTATATTTCATGGCTATCGGTCAGTGAGGTGTTTTAATTGGCACTAGAATATACAGTAACTCTTTTGGGCGACCATAAAGGTATTACTCGCCCTAAAGTTAGTGGTGATGAATATGTGGTTGACGCACTATTAGATGTGACTTCTCATGTAGCGGCAGGGGCAGAAATCCCTGCTTCTGCATTTGGTCTATCAACAATACATTGTGTATCAATTACCGGACATGAGGGTGCTAACGATGTTTACCCACAGATTCTAACTTCAACAGGCGGTCTTTATGAATCAGACAGTTCTTTCTTGATTATATTTACTAATCTAGACGGAACAAACGCTACTGCGGCTTCTGATGATGGCGACCCAACTTGTGCAACAAGACTTAGAATTTGGGGCAATCTTTGAGGTGAATTAATTGGTTAAACTTAAATTAACCCCTAATTCAACAATAGGATTACTACAAGTTACACCAAACGATACTATCACAAGAGAAAAAGAAATAGAAGTTAGCGTTGCCTTTGCGATTAATCGTATTGGCGACCCTAACTATCTATTCACTTTTGAAGAATGTGACCGTTTGGATTTAGAAAAAGCCGATGAAAAATTATTGGCTAGTGCTTGTTCGGGATTAGGTAAAGACGAATTAACGGCAGAAATGCTGGTAAAAACTCTATTACCGCCTAAAGTAGTCCCTAAGAAAAAGACCACTACCAAAAAGACTACTGCTAGTAAATCTTCTAGCAAATCAAGTCTTACGGAATAATAACAACCGGCATATTAAATAGTCAGCGTTAGCCTCGCTGTATTTAGAAGGGGTGATGAACATGGGTTATTCATGCAGGTCAAGTGGTGTTTTAGGTGCTAGCAAATTAATTGTTACAGGAAGAACAAAACTAGTTAGCGTTCACGCTGCTCTTTTTGTTACGGGCGGAGACGCAGTAACCATTAATGTATTCGATGGAACTGATAATACAGGAACTAAAATAGCCATGATTTCAAGTGCAACCAACGGTTATCATAATTTAGAATATGATATGCATGGTGTTCTGTGCAATACAGGATTATTCCTAGAAGTAGCAGAAGCCGGTTCATCCACCGTTAATGTTTCTATTGAATTTAACTGAGGTGGTCGGATGGCGGCACTAAATCAAGATACTAGACTAATTATGACTATACTATTCGTTGGCACTGTTAGCGGTGCTAATGTATATTTTTATGCTAACTACGGAGTCAATTTCCCATACACTACATTAGCCCATGCGACACTGTTTGGTCTAATTACTGTTGGTGGAATTATGTGCCTAAAGGCTATCTTTGATTTATCACTTAATGATAAGATAGAATTGAGATTGTTAGATAGAAGAATTAATGCTTATTGGGAGCGCAGGGCGAGAGATGAGCAACAAAGACAAAAACTTACAGAAACTATGAAGCAATACAATACTACTGTTATTGCACCAAGCACCACAAT